CTTGGGGGATCCCGTCTTATGTGTGGGGACTCAACTGTTGAAGCTGACTTCGATAAGCTCATGAACAGCGAACAGGCCGACATGTGCATGACCGATCCACCATACATTCTGGACTATCTTCACGCCAAACGTGGCGGTAAACCAGTAACGGGCTTCGGGGCTAAGAAAAATCGTCGATATCTCGAAACCGAAGAACTGCCCGATGACTTTACCGAGCTTTGGATGGCCAACGTAGCTAAACATGCTAAACCAGATTTCTCAATTATCGTGTATGAGAACTGGAAAAACCTCCGCACCATTTGGGGTGAGATGGAAAAGTATTGGAAAGTTAAGAATATGATTGTCTGGCACTTAGCAAACCGCCATCAAAACTTTGCTTCCAAATACAAGTTCTTTTCCAAGCACGATATCGCAATGGTTGGAGCGAGCGGTACAGTTAAGATTAATCACGAAGAAGAACCAGATGGACTCCAAGAAGAATACGAAACAGCACTCTATGCTATTTCGGGTAAACCTCAATGGGAGCCGCACGAAAAAGGTAAGAAGTTCATTCCGACCGATTTTATCGAACATACCGCCGAAGATGAAAAACACTCTGGCCAAGGCGTGATTTTTGGCACTAAGCCACTGCCGATTCTAATTCCTTACATCAAGGTCTTAACTAAGCGAGGTGATCTCGTTGTTGAACCATTCTGTGGATCGGGCTCTACACTGATGGCCTCCACTAAATTAAAGCGTCGCTGTTACATCATGGAGAAGTCTCCTGTCTATGCCGAGGTAGCGTTGAAGCGGTGGGAAAAGCTAACTGGTGAGAAACGAGTAAAGCTATGAGCAGGAACCAACAACAGGATAAAAAGAAGCTGCTAGCCCAGCTCGCTAAAACGCCGATCGTTGAAGCGGCGTGTAAACAGATCGGCTTACCTCGCTCGACCTACTATCGGTGGCGAAAAGAAGATGAAGCTTTTGCCGAAGCCTGTGATGAAACAATTGAACTCAGTGTTGGTAGGATTAACGACCTTGCCGAATCTCAGTTGATTAATGCCATTAAAGACCGCAACATGTCGGCCATTACCTTTTGGCTAAAGCACCACCACAAATCGTACGAAACTCGAGTGAAAGTGGATGCACATGTCGAACATGAAATGCAGGAACTAACGCCTGAACAAGAACAATTAATCAGCCGGGCACTTACCCTGGCTGGACTTAAAGACAGTGAGGAGGATCAAGATGGAAAATAAGCTGAGTGATTTAGAATGGGATAAAATTCGCAAAGATAGTGCCGTGCGCCAAACAATTGGAGGCAACAGTTTTTACTGGTTCTTTCACTTGTACTTTAGCCACTACATTGAATTTGCCACGGCAGACTTTCAAAAAGAAATGTTTCAGCTAGCCAGTGACGACGAGGTTGAGCACCTCATAGTACTCGCCTTCCGCTCATCTGGTAAATCAACAATCATTACCACTGCACTGCCACTCTGGGCGGTCATGGGATCGATGCAGAAGAAGTATGTTGTAATTGTCAGTCAAACACAGAATCAGGCACAGCAACATTTAAAAAACATCGCAAACGAAATTGAAACGAACGATCTGATCGCTAAAGACTTCTTCCCCTACCAGGAAGAAACGAACGAAACCGGTATCAGCGCAATTAACCTACCGAGGTTTAACGCTCGCATCATTGCTGTATCGCGCGAGCAAGGCGTGCGTGGCCTACGCTCTGGCCAGCACCGACCGGATCTAATCATCGCTGATGACGTAGAAGACACTAACTCGGTGAAAACTCGGGAATCTCGCCATAAGACCTTTGATTGGTTTACTGGCGAGCTACTGCCACTCGGCAGTGAGAAAACAAAGTTTATCACCGTCGGTAACCTCCTACACGAAGACTCTCTCATCATGCGGCTTAAGGCTGGCATCGAAGAAGGAGTACGTAGTGGTACATTTGTAGAATATCCATTAGTTAATAAGAATGGCACCCCTCTCTGGCTAGATCGCTTCCCTGACAAAGCTGCTGTCGAGCGGTTAAAGAAGCGTGTCGCTAATCCGATCACCTGGGAACGAGAGTATATGTTACATCTCGTGGCTGATGACGAGCAGATCATTACTCGAAAGATGCTTCACCACTATCCTGAAATACCGATGCGGTTACGTGATGAGTTCCAGCGAACATTTGTTGGTGTGGATCTTGCTATTTCCGAGCGAGATAAAGCAGACTACACAGCCATTGTGACATTTCGGGCTCGAGGGACTGGCAGCAAACGAAGGATCTATGTCCTGCCTAATCCAATCAATAAGCGGATGAGTTTTCCTAGTACTATTACGACCTTAAAAGATCTTCATAATTCATACGGCTGTAATCCGAAGCTATATGTTGAACAGGTCGGCTACCAGGCTGCGGTTGTTCAACAACTTGAAATCGAAGGGCTCGATGTGAGCGGGATTACACCAAATGGGGATAAGCGAGCTCGACTGAGTATGGTTGCTCATATGATAACTTCTGGAGAAGTAGTATTCCCCGAAACGGGATGCGAACGGCTTATTGAACAGCTGGTAGGCTTTGGTGTCGAAAAGCATGACGACCTAGTTGATGCTTTTACGATGGCACTCCTGGCCTTCAAGAGCACATCTTCTGATAACCAGCCATCAATTCAGTTCTTACCACGAAAAGAATGGGATCGGATGACAGGACGAACCCGAAGGAGCTTTTGGGGCTCTGGTAGTGGCTTTGGTTCAGGAGGCGGCTGGACAAGGCTTATGGGCTAGCTAGCACCTCTGGGATGCGGTATACTTCAAGATGTCTAGGACTTCAAACAATCGGTAACGCGATCAGCGTAGTTATGCTCAAAAATGGGCAGCTACGTAAAAAAGAATAGGCATAACTGCTTGTTTGGGTCCTAGACAGTCCAGCGTGGCTGTCCATTTTTGTATAGTCTCCTGGATTATTAAAACAACTTAATAACCAAGGAGGTTATATGAAACAACCAAAAGAAGGAAGTTGGTTCAAAAGACACAAAATATTAACAGTGATCCTCGGATTCATCATCCTCGGTGTAATCGTGAGTGCAGCTGGTGGTGGGAGCGATTCAAACAAAAGTGCGAGTACAGGCTCAGGCTCTAGCGTAAAAACCGAGGATAAAGAGACAGTCGCCAAAGTTGGTGAACCAGCGCGAGATGGTAAGTTTGAATTCACCGTCAAGAGCGTCACTTGCGGCAAAGCTTCAGTCGGCACAAATCAATACCTCACCAAGACTGCACAGGGTCAATATTGCTTGATGGATCTTACTATCAAGAATATCGGTGATGAAAAGCAGAGCTTACTTTCATCAGACCAGAAACTCTTCAATGCAGCTGGTCAGGAATACTCAGCTGATGACACAGCCACTATGTATAACTCAACTGATACAGCAAGCACCTGGTATAACGACATCAATCCAGGCAACAGTGTGAGCGGTGTGATCGTCTTCGATCTACCAAAAGACCAAACACCAGTGAGTGCGGAACTGCATGACAGTGCCTTCTCAAACGGTGTAAAAGTAAACCTATAATTAGGCTAGACTTACAGATCAAGCAGCGGTACTGTTTGATGTACAGCCATGCTGGACGAAAATACTCAACCACTTAAATACTGCCTGTACGCTCGAAAGTCTTCCGAGTCTGACGAGCGTCAGGCAATGAGTATTGATTCACAATTAGCAGAAATGAGAGCCCTCGCCGAAAACGAGGGCTTAAACGTTGTATGCGAGTTACAAGAAAGCCACTCAGCCAAAGACTCAGGTAAGCGACCAGTCTATAACAAATTGCTGGATGGGCTCGAGCATCAGGAATACAATGCGATCTTGACATGGGCACCAGACAGATTGAGCAGGAATGCGGGAGACCTGGGAGCGGTTGTAGATCTCATGGATCAACACAAGCTCCTGCATATACGCACGTACTCCCAGACCTTCACTAATAACCCGAACGAGAAGTTCCTCCTGATGATTCTCTGCTCTCAGGCCAAACTTGAAAACGATAATAAGAGCGTTAACGTAAAGCGTGGTATACGAACGAAGTGTGAGATGGGCTGGCGACCAGGCGTTGCCCCACTTGGCTATATAAACAGAGCCTTTGGTGGAGTGAAAGATATTGTGCCCGATCCAGATCGAGCGAAGATCGTGACTGAAATGTTCCATAAAGCTGGGCATGAGGGCTGGAGTGGTCGAAGACTGAAGAATTGGTTGGATGAGCAAGAGTTTACAGGCCGTTCTGGTAAGCCAGTCAGCGTTAGTCAGATCCTTGTAATACTCAGTACCCCCTTCTACTACGGTAAATTCCAATACCCCGAAGCTCCTGATGGAACCTGGTACACAGGAGCGCATAAACCATTGATCTCTAAGGAACTATACGACCTGGTTCAAGCAACTAGAGGGGTATACAAAGGAGTTTGGGGCTCAAAGGTCTTCTCCTTCCGAGGCCTGTTAACTTGCGGAAGATGTGGAGCAGACATTACAGCCCAGGAGAAAGTTAAGATTATCAAAAAGACCGGTGACTACAAGCGATTCGTGTACTATAACTGCACCAGACGAAAAGACCCGAACTGCCCTGAGAAATACATTAATGAAGAAAACCTTTGCGTGCTACTTCAAGCGTTTATCGAGCAAAACTATAAAGATATCCGAATAACTGATAAGCTCCAAGCAAAGATCGAGAAACATTACCACACAACCCAAACCTTGCTAGGGCATTACAAGATTGATCAGAAGTTAGACGAACCGCTCATAGAGTACGCTCGATACATACTCAGTAGAGGCACAGAGAACGATAGGACAGCGTTTGCGGCAGGAATTGAGACTAAGCTACAGATTAGAGAATCCCAGCTCTTGTTTCAAAGATAATCCAAAAGTTTGAGAGTCTGCTCAGTCTTTTGTTCTAGATGATCATGATTCCCAGTGAATGCGCTGTACTTTATACCGTCTAAACCAATATGGATTTGGTAGCAAAGTAGACGCTTCTCTATATTTGGAACCTCAAGGCCAACACTCGCATAATGATCGAGAATCACTTGTTTAATGTCGATATCTTTCCACTCTGGGAACCACGACCAGTAGTAAATAAGCAATGCGATGTCGTAGAGAAAGTCGCCATACATTGAGTTACCCCAATCAATAACCACAGAGATTTTATTATCTTCAACCAACACATTTCGGTATAAAAGATCGTTATGTATGAGGTATCTTTCGTCGGGCATATCCACTGCAAGAGCTTCGAATGCTTGGCGGATTCTATCAAATGGATCTGTACCTGTTGACGAAGATTCCAATTTCTTATGCCAGCCATGCGTTCTCTCGTCTGGCTTATCATCAAATCCGCTCATGAGAAAATCTTGCCAGGTTGCGCAGTTCCCTG